GTAGAACGCCGAGATTGGGACCGCTGGCGGTCGTGGTATGTCTCGGAGTACTGGGGGTCAGACGATGACCGCCCGTCCGGCTCCGGCGACATGATGGAAGAAGAGGATGTGAACTTCCAGACGAACTACCCCTATGCGTACATCGACACGATGATCGCAAACGTCTGCCCTCAGAACCCACAGGTCACCGTCAAGGCGCGGCAGGAGGCTCTCCAGCCTGCGGCACAGTTCCGCGAGGCACTCATCAATGATGTCTTTCAGAGAACAAAGCTGCACGCATCCCTGTGGAAGACAGCCACAAACACTGCCATCTGCGGACGGGGCTTCACGAAGACCATCTGGGACTTCAAGCGTGAGTCCGTGCAGATTTTCGACGTAGATCCCCGCTCGGTCTTCTTCGATATGTCCGCAAAGAAGTTTTCAGACATCCGTTACCTCGTGGAAGTGACGGTCCTCACACACGAAGAGTTCAGAGCCCGGTCGCAGCCTCGGGCCGATGGGCGCCCTTCTCAGTATGACCCTGCGGTCGCGAAGAAAGCCCACTACGGAGGCTACCCAACGTGGCTCAAGGACTATGTCCGGGACAAGGCCATGGTCAACGAGGCCAGCCTTGAGGTGTACAAGTGGGTCACGGTCTACGAGGTCTATGACTTCGAGGCTGACCGCTACTACCATGTTCTAGAGGACGTGGAGGACCCACTGTTCGAGGGTGAGCTACCCTACAAGTACGTCCGCAACCCGTTCACGCTGGTCACGTTCAACGAGAACATGACCGACCTCGGCGGGCTCTCCGACATCAAGCTCATCGCCTCGTCACAGGACAGGCTGAACGAGATTGACACGCTAGAGTTGTGGCACGCGCACACGTCCACACCTGTCACGATGGTCAACACAGCCCTCGTAGACAACCCTGAAGCCCTCATGAGTGCCCTCCGGGACGCGAACTCACCTGGCTCCATGATTGCTGTCGAGGGCAAGGCCAACGCGCCTCTCCGCGACATCATCGGACAGACGCCCACACCGAGCTTCAGTCCCGAGTTCCAGGACATGCGGGACCGCTGCAACAGTGGTATCGAGTTCATCCTAGGCATCCCCCAGTATAGCCGGGGTGTGGTCGGTGTGGCCGATGTTGCTACCGAGGTAGCACTGGCGGATACGGCGACACGGACCCGCAACGGACGCCGCATCAAGATGATCGAAGACAGTGTAGATTCTATCGCGGACAAAACTGTCGGAATCTACGAAGAATTTCTACCCCCCAACACAGTTCTTCCTGTCCGGCTGACGGACAGTCATGACGTGTTGAAATTGACCCGGCAGACTCTGGCGATGCGTCCCCGGCGCAATCCGAACGAGCGCTCACTGGACTTCGACTACATTGCTATTCCTTACAGCCCTACCGAGAATCACCGTCTCGTCCAGCTTCAGAAGCTCCAGCAGTACATGCCTCTTCTGCTAGAGAGCCCGGCGGTTGATAAGAACAAGCTCATCCACAAGCTGGTTGACCTGCTAGGGATGCAGGACATCCTGGCGCCCCCTGGTCAGCAGCAGCCACCTCCAGCAGCACCTGAAGGTGGGCAGGGACCTCCCCAGGCCCTTCCCGAAGCGTCACCTGAAGAAGTGACCGGTGCGCGAATGGGGAAGGATAACCTCGTGGCAGGCGGGCTTCCGCCCGGCATTGAGCTACCAAAGCCCATTACCCCCATGGGTGGGCCGGGTTACCCTGGGAGTAAGTCATGAAAGGACCAAAGGCACCAACGGCCGCCCCTGCGCTGAAGAACGGGAAACCTCGGAACTACAAGCGCGAGTATGCCCAGTTTCATGGGAAGCCCGAGCAAGTTGCTTTGCGAGGGGCACGGAACAGAGCACGACGTACTGCCGAAGACACCTTGGGCATGAAGCTACCTACGGACATCGAGGTTGACCACAAGGACCCTCTCTCCCAAGGGGGCTCCAACGACATTGCCAACCTGGAACTCATGCCGCGCTACATGAACAGGCAAAAGGGGGCCTCGGGCTACAACTCGATGCGGCACCGCCAAGCCACGTCTCCTGTTCAACCACTCAACCTTGAAACAGCTTTGATGACTCTTCGCCGATATGGACTCGCCTGATGCCTATGTATGACTTCCGCTGTGACGGCGGCTGCGGCTACTACACGGACATGTACATCCCACTGGCGGACGTAGACAACGCTGTCTGCCCTGACTGCCATTCGAGCATCACTATCCGCATTGGTGCTGTGATGACCGTGGGACCAATGCCCTCAAAGCCCCTGAAGGTGAACCAAATCGGGCGTTCGTTCGAGTCTGCGTCAGAGCTACGCGAGTACAAGAAGCAGAACCCAGGCTGGGACATGATGAGTTCTGACTCAGCATCCTGGCGTAGTCACGTCGATGACTGTCGCGAGCGTGCCGAGCGAATGGCGAAGCGACGGGGCTACCGTGACCTGGCCCAGCAGAAGGAAAAACGTAAAGTGGAGAGAGCCAAGGAGCGCGGGGAGATTGACAATAAAGTTTTCGTCTAGTACACACGTCCTAGAGAGTATCTCATGCCGATGATGAACGAACTACTACGGGACCTGAAAGAAGATCCCCCCGACTCCGAAGACCAGCTCCGTGGGGTCTTGTCAGAGCACGGGTACGACCTCATCATGGCATCAGACTACGACGAAGACGACGAGAACGACGCAGAGTACGACGGCGACTCCGAGTCTGTGTTCGAGAAAGGCAAGTCTCCCCGCGCGCAACTGGCAGTATTCCGCATTGAAGCTGCTCGAAACGCTAACGATAGGGAGGCTTGATGGAGTCCGAAGAGACAGTGGCGCCTGTGGTGGATGCAGCACCCGCGCCAGAAGCAGTGGCTGCTCCCGAGGGTAGCGCATCTGATATCGAAGTAAATCCGTCCACGACGGAGCAGCCTGCTGCTTTTCCATCTGCTGATGAGTTTGGATGGGACGCTTGGAAGGGTGAGGTCGATACCCTCCCCGAGCAAATTCGCGGCTGGGCAACGCCCATGCAGGGCTACTACCAGAAGTGGGCCGACGACAAGGCCGCTTCGATGGTGGACGACGCCACTTCTTTAAAGGATTTGTACAACTCACTCCTTGACGGCAAGGAGGATCCGCGTGTCGCCGAGTACACTGCGAAGATCAAAGAGATTGAGGAAGCCCAGGGGAAGGCAACTTCCGAGTGGGAGACCAAGTACGGGGACTTGGAGAAGACGTACAAGGACTACCAGTCCAACGTCGAAGCCACGATTGAGCGTGAAGCCGACCAGTACGCCAAGTGGTTCAAGTCTGAAAACACTGACCTCTTCGAGAACGAAACCTTGGCGGCCACGTTCGTGGCGCTTCTCGATGAAGGTTGGGAGATGGAGACGGCAGCCACTGCGGCCCGTCTCCCCGCTGCCGCGCTGAATTCAGCACGGCAGGCAAAGGCGGACGGTGTTCCTGACGAATACGCGTTGCGCCTATCAGGAGGGGCGGAGAGCCCTTCAGCCCCGCGACCTGGGGCTTCGCTCACGGCTGGGGCTACGTCCCAGGCGCGGTCGAGTGAACAAATGGCTCTACCGGAAGCGGTGGAAGCCACGTCGTTCAGGGATCTTCGTTCGCAAGCTGCGCGTCTAGCGCTCAACCCACGTAAGAGGGGGCGGTAATGCCTATCTCTCCTGATGTGCTGGCAACTGCTCTCGATGAGTTGATGCCCGCGTACTCCGAACTCTTCGTCAAGTGGCACCCGCTGCTCGACAAGGTACTTGAAGGCGGCAACATGGACCGCGCGAGCCTCAAGGGGCCGCGTCGTGAGTTCGCCGTTGTCACGGGTGGTCCCGGTACTGTCACGCAGGTGGCAACCGGTTCCGAGATCATCGCTGGTGGTCGTTCCCAGAAGGCGCATCGTGGCCAGGTCATCGCACCTCGTCTCATCTATGCGTTTGACGTGCCTGGTAAGGACCTGGCAGAGGCCAACGGCGAGATGGACCTCGCCCGCATCCTCCAGCACTACCCAGAGCTGGCTCTGGCCGACTTCCATGAGCGCATTGCCTCCCAGCTTGGTACCGGCAACGGCAATGGCGTCGGGGGCTTCTGCACGCTCAACGGTGATGCAACCTTCAGCCCTGATGGTTCTGCGACCCGCAACGGCTTCTTCGAGTTCGCCGCTCCCGCAGCCCAGACCAGTACGGTTCACGACCTTGTCAGCCAGAATGGTACGGGCGGTATCGACGGCTGGTTCAACCAGTACGAGGACATCTCGTCCTTCTCCGTCAATGGTCGCTCGCAGCTGCGTAAGGCTTACTTCGCCGCTTCCCGTGAAGGGAAGACCATGGGTGAGGTCGACCTTATGATCGGCGACGAGCAGTCCTACCTCAACTACATCGAGGACCTCGATGACCAGGTGCGCGTCACCAAGGTTGAGGGCGACAAGGCTCCCGGCCAGGTCCGTCAGGGTGTGAAGTTCCTCAACGCGGACTTCTTCCTCGACGACGCCATCGACATCTCGAAGACTACCGGTGGTGCCGCAGGCGGGTTCTCGACGGCTGCCGCGCAGGACGGTGTCATCTACGGGTTCAAGACCCCGACGTGGCACTCCTTCACCTTGGGGCATGACGCCTCGAAGGAGACGAAGGGTGACTTCGCCGTTCGTGGTCCGTTCCGTATCCCGGACCAGGACCTCTTCCGTTACGAAATCGTTCTGATGATGGGTATGCACACGACCCAGCGTCGGGCCAACTTCGCCGTCACCGGCGCAGCCACGCCGTAGGAGGCCATCATGGGATTTACAGCAGCGGGCATTAGCCCCTCTACCGTCACTACGACAAAGCAGTGCCCCTTGGGCTTTATTCTCACCGTCCCTGATGGTGACAATGGCTTTGTCGAGTACATGTACTGCTACAACGACAGCGGCTCGACCATCGGCGCGAACCTTGCAGTTATCCGCAAGGCGGCTACCGTGCAGGCGCACATCGCTATTGCAGCGACGGGTGCTCAGGTTGAAACTGTCTTGGGCATCGCTCAGACCGAAATCAAAAATGGTGAGTACGGGTTTGTCGCCCGAAAGGGTATCATCACGGCTACGTGTGATGCAGCCGTGACGGCGACTCGCTCTCTCATCGTTGATGGGTCAACCGATGGCAATGTCACGTTTATTGCGGGACACGCATCCAATGTTGTCGGCTTCGGCTCAACACTGGCCGGTCGCGCTGACGCGGGAACCTTGTCGGTCTACATCGACTGTCGGGGCTGATTGATGGCTGTCACCACCACAAGTGTTTCGACCAACGCCGAGGCTAATCTGGGTACCACGCTTGCGGTTGCATCCACAAGCAGGGGACCACAGACCTGGGTGTATGTTCTCAATGAGGACTCGAACGCACTTGCGGCTGGTGACGTTGTCATGCGCAACACCACCTCGACTGACTACAAGGTGGTGTTGTCGTCCGCTGGTGCCCTGGTGCAGTCGATACGCTGCATCGGGGTTGCCCAGCACGCCATCCCTGCGGGCTCGTATGGGTACGTGCTGCGACGCGGTCTAGGCACCATCCAGGTGGGCTCGGGCGCCACTGTCTCGGACAGTGAGGGCCTGACCCCTGGTGGTGTTGAAGCCGGGTCAATTATCAAGTTTGCAGCGGGCAATGTTGCTCCCGGCTGCATCATGGCTTTGGCCGTGCAGAACATTGCGGCAAATGCGACAGGGCTGGCGTTTATCGACTGCCGGGGGTGATAGATGAACTTGGCAGAGATTCGCGAAGCTATGTTTGCTCAAG